GATATCTTTGATGCAGATACATTCGACATTATTGGTAATCAATTCCGAGCATCTGCTGGTAAGAGCGATTACCTGGTTGGCCTTCAGCCTTTCACGCAAGACAGCATTGTCGCATTTAACCGAAAATCCATCCACCTCCTTACAGGCGTGAGTGGATCTCTTTCGGATGTATCCACTAATGTGGTTACGAGTGAGATCGGCGCATCTGCCCGCAAATCAATCGTCCAGGTGGCCAACAAGATTTTATTCCTATCCGACCAAGGGATATACTCAGTCCAGTTTATGGATGAGTATAATTTACGAGGAACAGGTACACCCATATCCGAAACTATACAGCCCTACATAGATCGCATAAATCAGGACTATGCTCACCTGTCATGCGGCGTGTATTTTAATAACAGATATTGGCTGGCAGTACCATTAGACTCTGCACCTGGTGCGGGTAATGGCAGAAAGCTAAACACCATTATTATCTATAACTTTATCAATGGTGGGTTTGAAAGCATAGACTCGGTAAACTCTGTAGACTTTGCGATTCGTGAATTATTGGTAGCTCGCGAAGGCGCACAGAATGCACTCTATATCACAACTGAAGAGGGCGGGGTGCATAAGGTGGATGCGGTGGAAGGTGGAGATGTTGTATCAGTTACACCTGGTCAGGCATCTTCCGAAACCATTCCTGTGATTAGCCAGCTAACCACTCGCCAATTCGATGCCGATTCGATTGATCGCAAAGTATTCAGCCGATCCGAGATTCATGTGAAAAGCAATAGTGGTTCGCAAACCAACGCAAACATACAATTCATCACCGAAGATCCTGACTCCGTATCCGACACCACCAGCTTTTCATCTTTGCTTGGAAACACCTTGCCGGACTCCGAAGAGGCATCCCTTCGTACCCGCATAAACAAACGCGGATTTGGCGTACAGGCAGACATCCAACCATCTCTAGGCAGACCCTACATTCGGGCGGTTAAAATAGACGCAAGAATAACCAACCGATCAACCACATCCATTTCTTAAAGGAGTAATTATTATGGCAATATTAACACGAGGACAGACCTTCGCATCAGGCGATCAAGTAACCGCGCAAAAACTGCAAGACATTGTAGACCTTGCAAATTTTGATGAACCAGCAGACGGAGCCACAATCATTGCAAACAACACAAACTATGGAGTAATAGGAGGTGATGGTAAACTTAAAGTCCCAAGCAATGGAATCGGCTCAAACGAATTGGCAAGCGATACTTCAGATGATAATAATCGAGCAGTTGGCACCGACCACATTAAGGACAACTCGGTTACAGCGGCCAAGCTCGATAGTGCGGCGGTAAGTGTACTTATGCCGACTGCATCGCTTATGCCTTATGCTGGAACAGCCGCTCCTACAGGGTACTTATTTTGTGATGGAGCGGCCATAAGTCGAACGACATATTCGGACTTGTTTGGAGTTATTGGATTAACCTACGGCGTAGGAGACGGATCAACCACATTTAACATACCCGACCTTCGAGGACGAGTTATCGCTGGTCAGGACGACATGGGAGGCACTTCTGCTAATCGTTTAACAAACCAATCTGGTGGATTAAATGGAGACACTTTAGGGGCTACAGGTGGGGCAGAAACACACACGCTTACAATCGCTGAGATGCCTAGTCATACACATAGCGTACCGTCTTCAGGTAGTATACCTAGAGGAGACTCTGCGTTTGAGGCGGCAACAGATAATGGTGGTACTTCGGGGTCGAAAGGTGGCGACCAAGCACACAACAATGTCCAGCCAACTATCATTTTAAATTACATCATCAAAACTTAATCGACATGAATAAAGATCCATTAAGAGAAGCTGCAAAACTTTTAAACAGTCAAGCACCCGAAGGCGAGGAACTCGCATACATCAACAAGCAGGAAGCACAACTCCTGAAGGAAGCGGGTGGAGCGGGTGTGCCTGTAAACTCATCGGGTGTAAAATCATATTTTATAAATAGGTTATTTGGCGGGGGTAAGGATGCACCAACCTTAGAGAAGTTTGATGTTGGGAAATCTGCTCGTGATTATGTCAATGCGATGTCCGACCCCGCCCTGCAAAATCAATTACTCGCAAATCGCCAGCGCTACGATCCGCAGTATCAGGACTTACAGATGAGCCTTGCTCGCCGTGCCGCTGACCCAATGGCACAGCTTGCCGAAGATCAAGCCATGCGTTCTCAGGAGTTCGGCGCACAAATGGCCGAGCGTCAGGCTGGGTCTGATATCTCGCTAATGAACCGATTCGGTGCGGATATGACCCAAGCGGTTCGTGCATCCGATCCACTCATGCAAGCACGGGTCGAGCAAGCAAACAAGATGGCCGCCGATGCGTACCGCGAGAGTCAGATGACCGATCTATCTCCTGAGATGAGACGCAGAGCAGATCAATCAGCGCTTGAATCTATTACCTCACGAGGCAGAGGTACTGACAATGTGGGCATTGCCGCTCAAGCCATGAGCCGTGAGGATTATCTGCGAGATATACTTCGGGATAGCAGAAACCAAGCACAAGGACTCGGCAGATATGCTTCCGGCCTTAACCAAGCAACCTCATACGATCCACTCCGACTCACAGGTGGCGGGCAAAACTTCGTCCAACAAGGATACGCTCAACGAGCCTCTTTATTTGGATTGCCACAGGAATCAGTCACTCGAATCAATCCCGATGCCGGAGTAAATATCGGTATGCAAGAATATGCGAATCGGGCGAACTACCTAGCAAATACATATGCGGCTCGCGAACAAGCGGCTGGTGGAGCGGCTGGTGGATTAATGAGCGGACTAGGTTCAGTAATCGGAGGAATCTTAAGTAGAGACGACTAATCATGGCAATAGGAGACACAGTAAATGCGGGACTCATGCGAGTCGATTTCTCACCAATAGCTAGAGCGGGACAAGCACAGGCACGGGCGAACCAGGCGTTTGGGGATGCTATCGGAGGCGCGATAGAGAAGTATGCACAGAATAAAAAAGAGGGAGAGGCCGCAGATATGCAGATCGGTGCGATTCTTCAAAACATGACTCCTGAGAGGCAACAAGAGATTACATCGGGAGAAAGCGAACTGGGTAAATCGCTTTCCAAGTTTGTCGATGGGGAACTTTCTAACTCTAAAAAGAAAGCATTACTTGGTTCTCTAATGACCGTAAATACGGCTGACCAGTTGAAACGAAAAGAGCAGATGGATGCTCAAAGATTTCAACAGCAACAAGAGCTTACTAAGTTAAATATGCAAATCGCCAAGCAGAACCTTGCTAGGCAGGAAAGTGTTGACCAGTTGGTAGAGGAGGAACGGAATAAAGCACAAACCCAAGCACAAATCTATGACCAATTTTTAGGTAGCCGTGAAATGGTGGATATGCCTATCGGCGGAGGTGAAACAAATCATTTGATGAAGAATGTACCTCCACCAACTATACAAGTACCACAGGGCGAATACAAAGGTAATCGATTCTTGCAGACCGAGCAGGGCAAAAGTGATTTTACCAGTTTAAGAGATGCAGGTATGGATGCATCCGATGCCTTGGAAATAGCCAGCAAGCGTGAAGCTCAGTTTTTGGCCAATCAGCCGAAGCCGATGACTCCTAAAGAATTAGCTGATCTTGAAGCAGTACTGTTATCCAATAAGGACAAACAGTTGAAATTAAATAATTTAACAAATCCAAAGCCTACCGCCAATCTTGCATACACCGATGCGACCATAAATGCGATATCGGATGCTGAGAGTCTTTTAGAAAAAGGTGGATTACCGGTTACTGGGTTTTGGGGTAATATGTTAAAAGATATTGCAGGAACAGGTGCGGCTGACTTGAAGAACTCAATCGTAACTATTAAGTCCGCAATCGGTTTTGATAAACTTCAGGACATGAGGGATAAATCGCCCACAGGTGGTGCTTTGGGTCAAGTGTCTGAAAGAGAGTTGGCACAATTAAACGCTTCATTGGGATCGCTTGAGCAGTCTCAAAGTGCAGAACAATTTAGGAAGAATTTGATACGAGTTAAAGATCATTATCAGAAATACTACAAGGCTACAATGGCACAGGTAAAAGCGTATGAGCAGGGTCTGAAATTTGATACCGAGAAAGAAGCGATGTCTTGGTATGACCAAAATTTTCCTATAGCAGGCAAACCGACTTCCGATAATCAGACAAATATAACTACGCCTGGAGGTTTCTCTATCCGTAAAAATTGAAATGGCTAACTACGAAATCTCCCATCCTAGATTACCACAATTAAATGGTTATTCACTAGAAGGGCCAGACGGCAAACAACCCACCGAAGAGGATCTTTGGTTTGTCGCTAAACAGATTGTTCGGCCCTATGGTATATC